AGGCGGTGAGCGCGGTATCGTCGGCCGTGAGACGCAGCACATAGGCTCCCGCTTCGCTGAAGGCCGCAGTGGTCTGCAGTGCCGCCGGATCGGCAAACGCAACCGTGCCCGGGCCGCTCTGTTTGCTCCAGACAGTAGTGAGCACGCTGCCCGTAACTTGTAGCGGTGTCGAACGTGTCCCGCAGTAATCCGCCCCGCCAGCCCACCTGTCACCTCTATTGTAGAACGATAAGTCCTCCACGGTACTCTGCGAATAGAACGCTGCCTCCGTGAATACACGTGCCCCGCTGGAATTGTCGCTTTTAAGCAGTAGGTGTCCGGGCATGTTCAGGTGATCGAGAAAGTCCTGATAGTCCATCCCAACGTACTCGCCGTCAACTATAGTCGGTGAGTCGTATTCCAGTTCCAATGTATACCCGCCGGGAACACTAACGGGCCATCCGGTCTTAGGCGGGAACGTATCTGTATTTACTGGCGCAAAAGTCCATGTCTCGGAAGAGGAGGTAGCTACCCATGTAGTGCCGTTATGTCGGATGTCAGGGAAGATCAAAGTTCCCTGGAATTGGGGCCTAGTTTGAACAACACTGGTAAGAGCACTCCGCAATCCGTCTATCCCGCTATCTGTGCTGGTGCATAAGACACTATCCAAAACAAAGAAGTTGCTGGTCGTTGGCGGACTTGTGACAACGGGCTTGACGCTGGTCTCGCTACCATTGTGGACATATCCCCCATTGGCTTCCCGGGTCTTTCTGTAATCCACAGGAGTCAAAATATCCAAAGGGCTTCCGTCTAACCCATAAGGCACTCTTATAATAGCCATTATATAACCCTCACAACTTTGATCATAAAGGAATCAGATTCTTGAGGTAAGCCCTGGGACACATACACAACACTTCCGTCATCACGATAATAGTCTATTCCTGTGACATAATCAGATGCCGTTTTCTCAGTCATCAGGGAATACGAACCAGTGTCCTTGTAGTAGCAAAGCGTGTCATCGGTTCCCCATGCTGTCGGCTTATTGATCTTATATGTCAAGGGCGTACTCAATCCATATCTTGCCCTTGCAATGGGATCCCCCACTACTGTCACAACAAAATCATCACCCACCATTTCATGGGAGATGGCGGGGGGATTAACATCCCTTAAATATTTATAGTTAATGAAACTATCATAATCGGTATACCATACATCAAGACGATCACCAATATATGCCGCCCACTCGTTCCAACGAACAGAATTTGCCCCTAATACCCAATCGCCATCATTCCAAGGATGTGTATAGAGGGAATAAAATCCCCTTGCATTATAGGCATATGTGAAGTCTGCTTTATACGTTTCGTCAACATCAAGAACTCGCTCGGGATCAGTAGAACCGTGCCAAGCCAAAAACATGTCATTCTCGGTTTCCCACTGCACACGCCACGGTTGAGTATTAATATGTGTCCATGTCGTTGCCGCACTGTTTACCAAGTAATCGGCAGCACTCATAATACCATTAAGCGAATTATGCTCTTCCTCGGATAAAGGCCACGAATAGGCTGGATCGACTCCATTGTCATACATGTTCCCGCCCCATTGCATAAACGAAGTAAGATAATTACTCCCTTTATATCTATGGGTATCTGGCAAAACAATGGAGGGATTGTTTATAAACTGCCCCTTGGGATAGATATATTGCAGTTGTCTTTCTGCATCGGTATCATACCACACAGCCGGATGAGTCCATGAATGAACATTAAAAAGATGCAGAGGATTGGCGCTCATTGAAGCAGACATGCTTGCCGCCCAATCAAACTCCTCACTATCCATATAACCAATAATTGCACAGGTTGTAGGAACAATATGATGGTTATTGCAAAGAGTAGCGTTATCGAAAAAGTTTGCCCAATAAGGGTCGGTAATACCTCTTCTGTTTTGAATGTCATCCTGCCTGACCATAACAGGACACACAGAGTCGTTATAATATTGGGCTATAGTTACAGTATCATCCGTGTAGCCACTATATCCGTCCTTCGCATTATGACTAATTGCTCCCGTAGCAGCAACTTCCCACGACGTAGAGGTAAGCGTCACATCATTTTTGTCGCGTATCCCATCGTTTACAACCCTATTGTATACCCTATCACCGCCACCCTCGCAGAATCCATACGATACAAGCACGGTTTCTCCCCGCTTAATCACGATCTCATTGAATTGCGCGTTGAGATTACGGGCTGGATCTCCTACTTGTTTCCCGATCCAATACATACTCATGCCAACGGAATTGGCCGCCCACGCCTCTTGAAATTCATCGTCGATATAGACATTGGTCAATGAAGTTGAGACTACATCAAAACGAACTTTATGGAAACCATCGGCCACCTTGAAGTAGGAGCCCGCAGTTGTTTTTACACCACTATTCTGGAGCATAAGGTTTCCCGCATCATCATCCTTAACACCATAGCCTGTAGTAGAAAGAGGCTCTAATCCCCCTATAATCCCCCTGAAATTAGCATTGGCTCCATCTGGATTACTGATGACGGCAAAGGTAACTTCTACGGAATCCCCTTCTTCCAAGACAATATCCTCATTCATTTCCCCATAGGAGGTGTTTACTCCCGCGCTTTCCATTACATTTACATTTAATATATCAAACGGAGGATGAACGGCATCTTCCGTTCCCCATTCGCAATTGGATAGGATACCATCATTGCCTTCACCTGAAGTATCCGCGAGAGTGGAACCCACCCCCTCATTGAGGGTATATGTGAAGTAGCCAGACATGCTTGCCTCTTTAATGTCCCCTTCTAAAAAACTGCCTAGTGTTGAGGAATCGGCTCCAAATTTAAGGGAAAGCGGCTTTGCAACAATGGGATTATCAGAAACATCTATCCCGGACCCATTTATTTTAACAGTATCGAGATAGGCGTTGAAAGTATCCCCGACCCTTTCCATCAGGATAGTATGCCATTCTCCATCATCAACGTGGTTTTTTGCCAATAAAATATTTTCAGCATTATGGGAGATATAAACATAACTTGTCTCAATATAAATTCTCAATGAATCATCATTTACATAATATCCGTCAAAGATTTTTTGCCCGTTACTATAATTATGGATGCGAAAGGTAACACTTACCTCATACGGATCGTTCCCATATGCAGGGGAGATACCAGTATCTATATAGGAAGATGTCCCATCAAGCGTTACATATTTCTCTACACCATCATATAGCTTGTCTTCAAGGACATCGCCGTCGTTGGCGTTCGGCCAGTAGAGGATGTCGGATTTTGAGGGAGGAAAGATTGATCCACCACCACCTACTCCAATGCCTAAATTCAATCCAAGATTCATTATTTGAACGGGGTTATGCAGACTGCTTGCGTAGCATTGATCTTATCCCCCACTGATACGGCAAAATCCTGCGAACCTCCAAACGGAATGAAGTGCGAACCAGACGTATCTGCCGTGGCCGCCGGCGAGGCCGCAATGGCGATCCATGTATCCACCGACGTTGGGGATATGCGTACAACCGTTTCCGTGGGATAGGCAGTCGAAGAAGTTCCCGCCGCAACCAATACTTCCGACCTATCCGCAGCCAGCATTCCCACCGGGACGGTCGCTTTGCTCCCACTATATTTCAATTCTATCATAATTGCCTCCTATGTACATTGTTTTCCTTTGAGTTATCTATACAAAATCTAAATACCGTGTCGAGGTTAATCTCCGTCAATTCGATCCGCACTCTCCAAAACCAACGTGCGCCACTCTTCTATGCGCTTTTCCTTTTCATCATCCGGTATCTTTAATGCCCGTATTTTCCACGCACCCTCTTTTGCCGCCTCAAGAAGCTGATACTTCATCGCTGTTTTCCGCTTTTCCGGGGCACTTCTTATGTATGCGAAGTTGTACAACCGCATCGCTTCTTCAAATTCGTTTAGGTTATCTTTCAACATCACGGATGCTTCATCCTCTTTCATCATCCCGCCCGCAGCGGATTCAAGGATAAATGCCCACGCTTTAAATGTCTGTTTGAAATAAGCACCAACGCCGCCAACAAGGTCTTGCCCGTCCATCCCCATCGGGGGTTCTTCTCCGTATGACAACGGCTCGTTGTGGAAGAAGTTGTAGAGGTTGAAGTACAGCGGATTGATCTCTGACTTTGCCATATTCCAAATCTTCTTGCCCTTCTCTTTGCCAGGTGCTTCCGGGAACTTTTGTGTAATCCTAACACCCATACGGGTAAGAATAACATTCGGTGTGCCAACGGTAGTGACTATCTCCTTTGGCCCGTCCACCGTGTCGATCTGTTTTGAATACTTCCAATGGGGAAATGCTGCTGGCGTTATGTCCATTGTTTCCCCGTTCCATAAAGGAACCTTAATGGTAGCCTTATCCATTAGTTCTCGTAATCCAGACTCGCGTTCTTCCTCTGCGACCTCCCACCCGTTCAACTTCATGTAAGCATCAAACAACGCGGGAAGACCTACGGTTGCCATGAGAACGTATGCGGCCTTTTTCAACTTCTTCGGGTTTACACCCTTTCCCGTTGTGCCCTTATAAATCTGTTCGGCGGCATCTGCGTATGGGCGGATAAACAACTCATACGGCATCAGCATCCTGAAGGCGTGTACGAATAGCACCCTGCGAGCGACCTTCTTATACTGGTCGCCTATATTGGAATATGCCACATGAATCCGAGCCGCTTCTTTTGCTGCTTCTTCTGGAGTATATCCCTTATCCATAAGGTTCAGGGCTGAGTTCGTTCTCTGGATCTCATCCAAATACCATGTGACACCGCTTGTAATCATTGACGGCCCCATGATGGCCTTTTCGATAGCCTTTGCAATCTTCTTATCCTTCAGAATCTCCTGCAATTCTTCTGGCGTTGTTCTAAAGAAATGTGAAAGAGCGTTTATGGACTTGGATAGATTCTCTGTTCCATAATCCTTTGTCTTGTTGGACATCTGTTGGATAAGTTCATCCACGGCAACGCGGGTTGGTATGTCGGTCTTCTGATACAACCCAGCCTCGTCAAATCTACGCCATAGGTCATTCTTAGTGCTGACTATGTTAAACGCTTTCGGCGCGTTCTTAACCCCCGCTGATCCACCGAGAACAGCCTGTGAAATATTGTGCTTACCGATAATGAACGGATTATAGAACGCCCCCACCTTTGTTATCGCAAGGGCTTTGTCCCACCAATTATATGCCCCTTCCTCTTTCCCGCCCAGTTCCTCTAAGCCTTGTGCAAACAGGCGATTAACCTTCATCCCCTGTAGTCCTCCTACTCTGGCAATTGGGTGGAGTTCGTCTTCTGAAAACCAATCTTCTGGATTACTTACAGACCGGAAATCATATTCTGTAATGCCGATATCTTCTGCCGCTTCCATCATCTCTTCGGACAGATTCATCTTCTCAGGAATAATGTACCCATTCCCCTTGCCCCATTCAATTAACCCTCGGACGGCAATCTTGTGGTAGGCATCTGCATAGGCTCCCATAGCCAGGTTCACTATATCAACGTCGTTTTCTGTGATGATCCCTTGCTCCAGATATTCAGCAAGCGAGTGAGTCCCCTTGCGTTGCTTGTGGAACTGGGAGAGTTTTTTGCCAAACTTTCTGCGTTGGCCGACGGGCGAATTAGCCGCCTTTTCCTGCATGACATTCCGAGCCACCTTGTTGTGCGGTAAATATTTCTTGATATCCTCCAGTCGCTCGCGCTCCTCTTTCAAAGCCTCTTTCTGTTTCCCCGTGGCATCCTTTATTTTTCTATCAAGGTCTGCGAGTCGCTGTGCTTGGGTTTCCTCGAAGGTTTGCAATAGAACGCCAGCGTCGAGTTGCATTTGCTCGACCTCGGCAAAGAGGGTTTGTATCTCGCCATATATTGGAAGCAACCTGTCAGGCAACGCTGACGAGTCATCGGCTTCTAGCGCAACGGTTAATGCCGTTCTGTCCTGCCTTGAGGTGCGTGGAAACTGCTGTAGTTTCCTGTGTATATCCAACACAGCGGAGTGGGGTTGGGCGGCAATCTTGTGGTACGACTCCTCCAACTTCTCGGCTAACGGCTTGTCGGAAACATACTGCTTGCCGAATTTGCGGAAGATTCCAAAGAGGTTTTCTGTCATGCGACGCAAGGACTTGGAAGATGTGTTCATCCACTCGTTGCCCTCTGGCGTAGTTAAGTCCACATTCGGAGGGGGTGCAGGAGGGATAATATTGGGAAGCGCATCATTGTAGTGCATGTCCTGTTCCCAATCCTGTGCGGGGATGCGTCCCATGTTCTCAATAGCCTGTTCTGCGGGGATCCCGAAGTCCTCTATATCATCCATCATATCGGCTTCTAAAGCCCTCTCACGCGCCGCTGGAGCCACTTTCTCGGTCGAGACGGGTTGTGGGTCACCTTTGGGGGCGGGTTTTGTGGGGTCGCTTTCCACCACAGCCTCCAAGGCGGCAAGCCCCATATCATCAGCATCAACAACCTCTCCGTGAGGCACGCTAACGCTATGAACTTTATCAGGATTTAAAAGGACGGCACCGTCAGGTGTTAAAACAAAATCAAAACTCCCTCCAAATTTATCATAAAACCACTGATAAAACTCCGGATTATCATAAGCCCCCGCACTGTCTACAATCGAATTTGGGGCAAATGCATCACGGACAACCTCTTCGATATGTTTCCTTTGGCCTAAATCAGACAGCTCGTCAAAACTTAACAGCTGTCCATTTTCCTCATTAAATGGCAAATTGCCCCACTCACCAAACATTAAATCAGAAACGGCGGCATCCACAACCTGTTGCATGGCCGGAGAATATGCGTCGGATAAATCCATAACCCTTCCGCTGTCGCTTGGTATATCGAAGAAATGGATCGACCCGTCTCGCCCATACTGATCGGCAATATCCATATCCTGAGTGAGCAACACCAACCCGTCATCAGACAAATCCATTGCATCCCGCCGACCATGTACATAAACGTCATTCTTTTTTAAACCCTCATTGTCAATATCCTCAAAAGCATACTTGCTAGATGCCGCCTCATTAAAAAGAGTGCGGATCCCCCCCCTCTTTAGCAGGAGCCTTTGGGGAGGTGGGCTTGGGAGCATCTCGAATAAAATCTGGAGATAGTTCTGTTATATTTTTGGGGTCAAAAACCACAACCTCAGATAAATTATATCTAGGATCTTTTGCAACGGTATCTTTGATGTAAATGCCGTCATACCCTTTTTGCAATAAATCCTCCCGTAAGGCTTTCGACTGATCTTCTGTTAGCGTTGATGCTTTGCCAAAATCCATTTCATACATTTTATCCATGTTTACATTTGCTTTGATAACCCTACCGTAATCCCCTCCCGCATAATTATCTCTTGCAACATCATAATTCGGTGTTAGAAACGAACCTAAATGTGAACTCTCTTTAGATAAGCCACGCTTCTCTGGGTCAAACCCAGAAAACTTTTCCAATGTCCCGTGAAACAAATCCATCGGCGTGCCATCTTGCTTCGACACAATTCCGTTTTGTAGTAATGGAACCTCTACCCCCTCTTTAGCAGGAGCCTCTTGGGGGGTGGGTTTGCCCTCACCTACAGGCTTAACATCGGTCTCGTCCTTCTGCACAACCCCTTCCCCTAACGTGATGTCATCAAGTTCTGCGCGAATCAAATACTTTATGCTGTCAAACTGCTGTACCGCCCTATCTCCACGAATCGGGACTATCTCGCCCTGCTTCGCCATTGAAACAACTTCGGTCTCGTTCATCTTGGCAATAGCAAGCTTTTCTGCCTGCGTTGGAGCCTGTCCTTGTCCAGCCTTCATAGTCCAAGATTGAGCCATGTCAGCAACCGCACGATTCTTCTGTGCCATGTTATAGAGATTGTCGGCGGCGCGTCTAACCCCGTTCTTATTCAGGGCATCGACAAATTGTTCTGCGGTATATCCATTCGGCTTTAGAACATTGCGCTCCATGCCGCTTGCTTTTACAAACTGTGTCACATCCTTCTTTGCCTTGCCGTAGCTGACTCCGCGCCCAATAAGAAAAGCCATAGAAAGAACCGTTGCACCGATTGCTCTATCCGTAGGAGTCTTATCCTTGCCCGAAGCACCTACAGCCGCCACAGTTGCTACACCAAGCGGAACGCCAGCCTTCGGAATCAAAAGCGCTACCTGATGAGCCACTGGGAAGGCGATTGAAAGCATTGCATCCTCACCCAACCGCTCAACACGTTCTTTAAGATTCCCGTCCATATGAATCTGGTCGCGGGTAGCAAATACCGCAAATGAATTGAGGCTCGATTCTACAAGCAGAGATGCGCGTGAGCTTTTCATGGCAATGTTATTTAGCATCGTACCGACTTTAGGGATGGCCCGAACGCCCCCCCGCAGCATTAAGAACAGACCCCGCCGTAGCAAAGGAAGTCATTGCACCGCCTATCGAACCGGAAAGGTCTTGGAAGTAGTCTGCCGCTGAATCGGCTTGCGTTACATAAATCTCTTCCAACATCCATTCGGGCAGATACTGTTGGGCAAATCGGACAGAGAACCTTGCACCAGGGGTTGAGTCTATGAATGCCTCTTCAAAAAGCCTTATGCGCTCGGCCTCCGGCAGTGCCAGATAATCCTGCGATTTCTGTGCGAATGCTTCTTCCCGCCCGCTCATCTTGGCCCGTCCGTAGTCAATGCCCGTATCTTCGGACAAGTCATCTATTATGGAGTCAAGGATGTTCTCGGATTTATCCATCTCACGGATATTCAGGACGCGGGCGTTGTAAAGACCGTGAACCGCCTGCGGCGTCGCCTGTTCATCGCCAATATAAGACTTTGAGTAAGTGTCGATATTGTTCTGCACATTCTCAAAATCTGCCCCACCACTTGCCATCAGCGATGCCACCTTGCCATTTGTCGCATCTGCCCGCTTCGTGCTGTCTGGCATTGCCTCAACCTCGGAATCGAAGCTATTCCAATCATCCATTACTTTTTTACGGTCTACGACTGGGGCAAAATCTTCCTCGGTTGCTATCCCCTGCTCTATAGCACCAGACCGCACTTCTTCATCAGATAATCCGTCGGGAACATTGCTGAGTTTTACTCCGCTTGGAAGAACAACATCCATTATTTAGCTCCCCATACACGGACATCTGCTTCCTTCTTTTGGCTTGCCCCATACCCATACTGCTCCCTATAGAAGCTACGGGTGGAAAGTTTTTTGTCATCCGCCGAAATAGCATCATAGATTTTCATTGCACCTTCGCGGTCTGTTGGTTTTTCTCTTAGATAACGCGCAACTTCGCGCTTTGCGAATACACCGGTTTCTGGCGTAATTTCACTCTTGCCAAAAAAATCCCTGCGGCTGTCGGCGTTAATGAGTTCCTGCATTTCATCCCAGTACGGGCTTTGTGGAACACCATCTTGTGCATCCTTCATTAATCCCTTTAACAAAGTTCTATCCTGTTCGCTGGGAACAGCGTTGATCGTTGCCCAGAGTTTCGATGCCTTGGTGAACTGCGGATCGGTTTCCGGGTCGTACTCGCCGATTTGTGTCCATAGATTGTTGAGTCGGTCAGATGGCATTGATGTCTTCACCGTACCATATGGATTATCAACGGCCTTCCTTAATGAATTATAGTCCTGTGGTGAAATTTTGTCTACATCATCAAGCACATCTAGGTCTTCTGAAAGTCGCCGAAATGTGTCTTCGTCAGTTTTCCCGTCCCTTACCGCATTAAACCTGTCCCACATCGCTGTTGCATTATCTGAATTCTGGCGATTATATGAAGCCCTTGCCGAGTTCTCATATGCTGTTAACTGTTCAGGAGATAAGTCTGGCCATGTTTTTTCTCCTCCACGTTTTTGTGCCACAATGGCATCTAATGTTGCTTTTGCATTTATATCAATATTTTGCCTAATATTTGCTTCTTGAATACGCATCGGAATTGCTATCCGCTTCTTTTCCTTCTCAATATCCGTATGAAAAGGAGAATCATCTATCAATCCAATTGCCTCACTAATGCTTTCATTATTCCCTGTTTCAATTAGAGCCTCTATACTTGAATCGTAAACAGACTTTCCTTGCGCGTTAAGCTCCTTGACCCCTATTTCACGGGCATCTATACGGGCATTTTCAAGTTCTCCTTCGGAATGAATTTTCAATTCAGCCGTCAATTCAGGATAATCCTGCAACCTGGGATCTGCCAATAATTCGGAAACGACCGCTCCTAATTCGGAATATTCCTTATCGCCTTCTGTTCCAAAATCCCGATAATCCAACCGATTCTGTAGCCCAGACTCATAAGCATTTTTGGCAATACCAATACGATTTTCGACATCAAGCCGCAATAATTTGGATTCCGCATTGCGTTTCTCCGCCTCTAAGCGTTTATCTACCTCCACCTTCCGGAATCCAATTTGCGCCATCTGTCCCCCGAGCTGTGCTGCCGCCCGCCAAGGAGCAGCCGCCGCTTGCGGAGAAACCTCTACGCCACCAACCTCTGTAGAGGGTTGTACGCTTCGTTCATATAATGGTATTTGTGGCATAACCTATAACCCGCACTTTTTTATTTTAGAATCCAGTGGCCGTCCCAAGAAGTGAAGAGAAAGCCCCGAATTGAGCCGCACGCTTTGCCTGTTTCCCCTGCCATTCGTCCATCGCCGCGCCGCTTCTCAATTGCTGGGCTTCTATCATGCGGCCACGGCGATGCTCAAGAATGTCGCGTTCCATCTTTCCTGCTTGTTCGGCCAACACCAACAGCGGGGTTCCCGATGATATTTGCCCTCCGCTTTTGGCGGCGATGGCGGTTTGTTCGGCCTTCTTCCGCCTTGCGCTATCATGCAATGTTCCGGTTTCCATTTCCATTGCCTGCTCAACGGCTTTGGCACGTTGCCGCTTCAGCCGTGCATTGTATTTCCCGGCCTGTTCTTCCGCCTCCCCTCCCATGAGCTGCCCAGCGGCTGATCCAACTCCACCCAAGATTGCTAAGAATGCGCCCATTACAATTCCACCTCCAATTTTGGAATCATTGCAAGAACCGTACATGGCATTGGCTCATCCTGCACTACATAGCAGGAAAGAAGAAATTCGTCCGAGCTATCGAACCACACCGGGAAGTCGCCACTATAAAGAGGAGATGAATAATTATCGAATATAACATCCTCAAGATCGGCAGATTGCCCTGTACGCCCCACCTTCGCGGAATAGGTATCCTTGAAACGTATGGTGGCCTCTCTCCCGGCTGATAGATTCCCTTTGCTCGTCCCATATTGACCATCAATATCTACATACATCGGAGCTACAGTAGACTTAAACGGTAGCCCAACAACCACATACGAATAGGCATCGCTATCTATTACAATCTGTCCATTATAAACAATTTCATTTTCCTTTACTACGCCATCGGCCACCACCGCAACAGTACGTCCTTCAAGATGATCCAATCCGGTTAGCGTCGCGGTACCGGGAGAGGTATAGGAAACATAGAAGTCCGAACCCTCCCAATCAGTTGTATAGCTTGTTCCCCACTCTCTATTATTGAACCGTCCTATTACCCGTTTATACTTGCTTCCGTACTTTATTTTACAAGAAACATAAACTGCATCTTCATCGTTTTGTCTCGGAAGAACCGCATTACTCTCGAACTCGACGTTAGATGCCGCAATAGTGCGCGTATTTGCCCAAAACACCGCCGTCCCTCCGGCACCAACACTAACTGTCCCGTTATTCAGCCCAAATTTATCAGTCAATGTAGTTCCGGTTCCATCGGCAAATTCATACCAAAATTCACCATCAACGGAAAACAGGGCCAGCTTGCCCGTAGCTTGACCTCCACCGTTCACGGCCATAATTTGAAATGAATCTGATGCAGAGGTAAACCCACTTTCATGGTCGATTGCTTCGGTTGTCTTGACCCCATCAACCCATGTATCGCAAACACCCGTGTCATATTCAATGCGGACATCGTGCCACGCATCGTCAAATAAATCAGAAAGAAATATTGGATTTTGAACTCCCCCAACCGGATGCAGAATCAACCGCGCATTGTTGGTTGACGAATGCCTATCCATCCAGACGGCACCTTCGCCCGAATCAGACCGTGTTGAAAACATCTTGTCCCATGCACCTGTCCCGCTATCGAAATATCCACAAATATGTATTCCAAAACTATCTCCCAACGTAATTTCGCTGGCAAGCGAAACATAGTCGCCCGTACCTGAAACACCATCGAATGTTCCAACCGGGACTGTCGAGGCTTCCGTAACACCAACTAGATGCCTGTGCCACCCTACTACATTCTGATCGCGCTCATAGGTGAACCCAAGCAATGTGCCATCTGCGCGGATGCTCCATAGAATATTATCCGGCTGTTGTTGATATGCCCATTGCGAAATGCCTCCCTCGGTAATATGCTCCGCAAGAATAGATAGATCGGAAGCAGGATCTTTCGTCTCCCATTGATTAAACCATTCACGTACCTCCCGCCCCTGCCTCATCGGAAACAGCACAGCATTGTTTACCAACAATCCTTGCAGTCCAGATGTGCCGTAGGTAGATTTTCGCTTTAGGTTATATCCTGTAGGTGTAATCGACTTACGTTCATCGGATGCCTCAAGTACCCATTCGCCGCCGACTGTCCCGGCAATCAACGATTCCTGTGGAACCAACCCCCGAACCTCGTCGTTCTGCCCGGAACCAAGCACAAGTTTCATTGCATCGGTATCAAGATCGCCAAGCAGAAATGTAGCATAATCTTCTATTTTGGATGCCCAAACCGTATCAAGCTCCGACGCTGTTCCTGCATAGCACAAGCGGTTTTCAAACAATGCCACGGCAGATGGGTGACCACGATAATCAGAAAACGCACCTTCTGTCCATGTGGTCATTTTAGGAGTACGAATTGCCCAATATCCATTATCATAGTCTGTTGAAAATATTCCTGATGTATGGTCTTTTACACACTCATAATAAGAATCCCGGGAAACAAGATCATACTTATAGAATGTAGTAGTCGAACATATACATACATTGGTTCCATCATAAGTAATTCCCTGCGGATCTACTGTTTCACTAGAAACATCAAAAGACGTAAGTGCCGTTAGCCCAGGACTAAATACATCAATACTATCGTTTACTCCATTTATTGAATAAATTCTACCATCTATTCCAGCACCTCCTAAAAAATAATGGGCTTGCTGAACTATTCCCGATCCCACCCCTGTCCAAATAAAAGATGTCGTCCACTTCCTTAACCGATTATTGACAATAGTATCATAAGAATCCATATAGAAATAATTATTGTAATACCCAAGCCCTTTGTGTTTAGGTTGTAAAGTATAACCATCATTATATACCATTCCAACAAGATCACCATCAACGGTGTATTTTATAACCCTTGATTTGCTACTGGTATAACCCAAAACATACAAATGCCCCGAATAATAAGCAATCCCATTAGCCGCAGTCAGATAATGATTTACCGCAAAACTATCTTCCAAAGTAGTCAATCCTGAATCAACCCTATATACCTTAATGTTTGAAGCCCCGCCCGAACAAAACCAAAACGAACCGTCGGCAAAATCCATTCCGGTTATATCAACCAAACCAGAATCAATCGAGGAAAGAGTCACAGCAGAGCCAGATACATAATCAAGACTCTCTTCTTGTTTTACCAAATCACCTGCAACATATGCCGTGCTCGTAGCCCAAGAAGAATAATCAGACGCAACATCCTGAAACTCGTCCATCACTTCAGCAACAACATTCTCCGAATCGGTATATCCAGTAATTTTAACAAGCGTTCTCCACGGATCGGTTGTTTTAAGTTGGTAGTTCATCGTGCCGGAAGCAGCGGTATAAGAAATACGAATCCGCGCATTGGTCGGTTCCGGCGAGTCTGTCGCAAAGGAAAAGTTTTTCTGTCCTCCCGAAGCAACCCCGGTTGTATCTCCAATTACAACATAATCCTCCCATGACGTACCATTATCAAGACTACGCTGCGCAACCAATCTGCCACTCCATGTCCCCGTTGAACTAAATTCCCAATCTGCATTCGACACATACAGGTCTTCGGTTATAGCCGTTCCAGTGAAATAGCTAGACCTTGTCGCATTGTCGATGGTTCTTGTAGAGTCAAACGCCATATATGAATCAACATGCCCCGAATCAAAAAACTCCTGCGACGATGTGAGCGTAATCGTTCCCGTCGTTGCGCTGGGCGACATAGTAATATCCGTAGTGTTTTCTTCCTTCAGAGGAGGATAATCAAATTCCTCTGGCACAAGTGTCCAAGAAGTATTAGAAAACCGACTTAGGCGTTGTACCGGATAATCTGGATGCACAATCCACATCACATCTACGCTTTGAGTAATCTTTAGATCAACAAGGTCGGCATCTGCATAGGGAGTACCAATTTCAACGGGAACACTGCCATCATCCACAATTGCTCCATCTTTCCAAAATCGCAAATACCCATCCCCAAACTCAAGCATATAGGAAGCTTCGATACTAGCTATAAAAGGAATAAGGCGCACAGCATCATCCTGTTTGCTATCGCCTAAATACTCTATCGCTGGACGGCGGATTGCCCCACCATATGGCAATGGAACAAAGTTCTCCATAACCAAACACCCGCTACCATACTTCTCAAAGTCGGAGCGGGCGTATAGATAAGGAGAAAGTTCCCCTGCGTTCAATGAATTGATCACCCTCTTAGCCAATCAAATGCCTCCATTTCCAACATGGCGACTTGCTTCCAAGATATCTATTCTTAAGTTCAATCTCCTTCAGCCCATAAGGACACTCTTCGGCTATATCGCCCGGTATTGCGCCCCCACTCCTGCTTTCATTGGCTTCTTCTATGACAACTGTTTCTGCGCTATCAATCGTTGCCGTTCCCTGTGACTCGGTTTCGCTGATTTTTTTTTCACTTCCGAGATATTCGGAAACCACATCCTCTGGAACCATGCTCATATGCGACTTTAACCCAAGTTCTTGAAGTAGTTCCTTGCTTTTTTTCCCTGTCTTTTTTGCTAATTCATGTACTTTCATAGTTTCCTTCTACATAGGCAAATCACCCACAGAACGGGCTTGCCATAGTTGCGTTCCATTTCCCGATAGCGTGGCATCCAACCATTCACTATCTATTATCTGGCGCTCATCGCCCTCGAAGCCATTAACTCGCCGTGCCTCTGGCAGTATTACAAATTCATATTCCTCGATAAGTGCTTTCCGGATTTTCCATCCATCGGCCTTTAGCGCAACAGCTGTCTTTGAGGCCAATAAAGTGTAAAATGATCGAAGAAAAAGGGAGTCCATATCTGCAATTGCTGGGATTGCTTGATAAAGAAGATAGTTTTTTTCATAGTTGGAAAGCACCTTGCGCCCCTCAATGGCCCAATCAATACGATATATAAGATTTTTATAATGCGTATCGTCATCAGTCAATTCCAGCGGACGGACGCAATCCGATGGAAGCGTTGCCTCTTTGTCCCATCCATGCTCGGCATAGTCGGAAGTAGTTAGTTCATCGCGCTTCTTTGAACAATTCCAAGTATGTATCCGAACCAATTCCTCAAGGGTAATATCGTAATGTAGAAGACATTGATCCGCTGCCTTTGTCCCGTCCGCATCGACATCGGCGAGCTGTAATCGCTCATCACCAAGCAAGGATATAGCGAGATTACATATATCTGTTTTCGTTGTAGCCATAACAATGTTCGCACCTTGGAGGGCGGGGAGAAGGTAGAGGAAAGTACCGAACCCCCCAAGGGCGAATAATTTTAGGCGTTCATCGCAACTAGGATGAAGCCTTTTAGGTCAACCGTGTCGGCCCAATCAGCTCCACCAACTAATCCAACAATACTTTTACCGCCAACATCGGTGTTACCAAGCGGAACGACATTTGCAATTCCATTGGTATCAGTAGATGTAGCAACCGCAATGCTCAAAGCATTGCCAGCACTATCCTTGAACTGAAGGGTAGTGCTGGCGGCAAGACCATTGGTGGCATTATGCTCAAGAAACGCCGCAACCGCAACGGTTCGATTCGGGAGAGGCTCCGAGAACTCTATGGTATCGGCATTATCCACCAACTCCTCCGACGCATCTACATTGATGGGAATCCACTTGACAGCTCCAAGATAATCATTCTTGTCGGCAATCGCAGGGGTTCGCGCATCAATTGTAGCAACTATACTATTATATTTCGTAGCCATTTTCTACCTCCTTAATTATGCAGGGCTTTGATCGCAAGGAATGCCGATTACCTTTTCCTCTTCCATCCGCACTGCGCCTAGACCCATTTCCATATACATCTGTTCACGGTAGGACAACATCGGATTCTTCCCATACTCGGTGATTACGTCGGGCTTGACCTCAAGCAAGACGGCATCCTTGACGGTAGCAAAACACGCACGGATATCAGTAGTATCCGTATCCTTCCATTGTCCAGAAGAATTAAGGTCAAGCACACTATCAATATTGAATACGCTGGCACTTGCCATATATGGAACCTGCTCATATACGATGAAATCGCAACCCATGTAATTCGGAACATAGAATGCACTATCATCTACAGGACGTTTCCCGGTATAATCAGAGTTGATATAATGATCATCGGACCTCATATCATCCCACTGTTGCCATGCTATTGTGATTGTAGGACGCCCAGACAACTTGAGATTCACAAGATTTTCGCCAAACTGCTTGATTAGTGCCTTGTGCTTTTCATATGTCCATCCGGCATTGGTAACACCAGCCGCATGACCCAAGGTAACATCAATGATATTACCCGTATCAAACAACTCATCAGTAGTGCCTGAGTCGCCGCCCTGAGCCACACCAAGAGCCGCCTGCTGGAACACGATATCTTCGAGCAATGCGAATTTATCCAGAAGAATCTGGTTTTTCGCAGCGCGAGGATCGGCCTGCATCCGGTCAATATCCTGACGATCCACAATAGTAGCATCATGGTAGTCATCACGACTAACACGCCGGTTCGAGAAATCCGCTTCGGAATTCGGCGTAGTAGGCGCACGAGTTGTTATTTTATTTGGCAATCCACCGCCCGTAATACGCGGATAGACTCCTGTTTGATGATACAAGTTACCTGTAGCAAGATATGCTGTACGACGCATTTCCCCACCTTGTAGTTGGACGGTGCGCCGAATCATGCGGTTGTATCCTACCGCATTGAATAGACTAGGATTCGTAGACATTTTTGCCTCCATTCGTTAATTTCAACTATGGCGGCTATGAGAATCCGCACTCGCGGGTCACGCCTGATTTAAGGCTCTCGCCTTTGGACATTCATCAGGCTCCATCAAGGAGGAATCTGTCTCTTTGTCCTGAATGTTTCTTTAGACTTAATCTAAACAACGTGTCAACAAATTATTTCACATTTTTCAACAACCCGAGTTTCTTATCAACCAATCGCTGATATTCAGGATCAGATGTTGACCCCTTCCATCCCAGCATCTTGGAGTCAAGATCGGCCATTTGATCTTCCAATGTAGCCATCGACTGGCGTTGTTGCGCCTCTATGATAGTATCATCCTCCAAAAGCTTCGATACGCCATCATAGAATGCTTTTCGCAACTCGGGATCGGCTTGCATATATGGAATGATAGGATCTACTCCAAGAGTTTTTGCCATATTCTCCGATTTCTCTACATTGTTCTGGTATTCATTGCGCCATGTCTTCTTAAGCGCATCTTCCTTCTCTTTCGCTTGAGCCTGATACTCCTCGTTCTGCTCGTTATAAATCTTGATAGCACGAGTCAAATCACGTTCAACAAATTTCTCAAATACTTCCTTTGGCACATTGTTTTCCAATGCCCATTCCGTAGAACCATTAATATATTCGGTAATAGCCGTACGGTTCTCCTCTGGCAAATCGGCAAAGGTTTCTGGGTATTTCAACTCATATTCATCGGCGGCCTTTGGGACACCCATCATTTCATTCTTTTTGGCAGCAATCTCCGGATCATCCGATTCCCACCATTCCTCTGCCTTCCCTCCTATGAATTGCCGGTCATTGATTGCGCCCTTGGCAAACTCTTCAAAGGTACTAAACTTATCAAACATCGAATGCTTTCCAAGGTTATCTGGAAATCTATCTCGATTGATTACCCCTTCTTCATTTACCCACGGCTTGGGCGATTCAGGTGTCGGTTCTTGTACTGATGTCGGTTCCGGTTGAGGAATCGGTTCCGGTTGGGGAATCGGCTCAATTATCGGGTCACTCATTATTCTGCTCCTTTAGTTATGGTTTCTATGGTTTTAAAAAAATCCTGCCAAGCGACACGGTTTCTCAGCTCATTTTCCTCTAAAATACCAATAGGCTCATCAATAGCGCACAATCTACGAAAATCATCCATAACAATTTTGCCATCACTCGAAGCAAATAGACGCTGATATGCCTGTTCTACGATTTTTTCGTCCATTCTATTCTCCCTGCAGTTGTGCAACCAAGCTCGATGGATCAACTTTCCCGCTTGATTTCTGCATGGCATCGGCTACCGGAGCCATATTATCTATCATCTGTTGATTTTGTTGCGCAGCCATGCGGTCCTCTTGAATTTCCTTAACTTCCTTTTCATCCCTAAGGGCATTCATGCTAGAAGACTTGGAATACCAAGACTCAACAAGCATTTTCGGCCAATTAATGAAGTCAAGAGCCTCTGCCGCTTGCCCGGAAGGATCACTAGCCGCAAATTCAAGAAACAATCGAGCTGTATCCATTGCGCCCAACACCTCGAAATTCTTGGTGGCCAAGCTTAGGCGGCCAACATAGTCGATCTCGTATTCAGGCGAGTCAATAAGTTCCTGCGGCATGGGAGGAAGTAATCCACGCTTTTGGTGAATATAGAAAACTTGTTCCATCATCGGACTAATTTTCTCATCAACATATCTGCTCACAAACGGAGCAAGCGTCATCAAGTCGGAGGTCATTCGCTCATTCACCTCGAAGGCCGTCATGTTCCGATAATCCTCAAGTGGCCGGAACAGATGATTGAAGAACGCCCGTTTTACTTCATCATTAAGCAATTCAAGCATCTCAATTCCAACTCTTGGATCAGCAGCAGATTTAATGGGCTCAGGCCCTCCTCCCGGAGATGATGCCCTATATTTAATTATAGCTTGCCGGCTAGTAATCGACTTGACGGCCATTGCATCATCATCGGGAACCGCCCAACGCTCTTTAGTATTGCGTTCTGCGGCGACGGTAACAGCCCGATGAATTACATTGCCACGCCGTAAAGTCGCCAATTTCATACTGGCAGGACTGCGCCCGTAAACCTCGCCATCGCCAACCATGAAGCGGGCAACCTTATGCGGCATATAGTCAAACCCACTTTCGGAAACAATCTGCTTATTGTCCCTGCTAACATAGAAGCTAGCCCAAGGCTTGTTTTTTTTGTCTTTCATTTCCATGTCATAGTCGGCGCGAGGACAAACAAAATGAATAAATGTATACTCGGGCTGGCGGTCGGAGTCGGCTTCTACAAGGATTATATCCAACTCGGCCTTGCGTAATGCCTCTTCCCCGAATTGCTGGATGGCCTGTCTTGGATTTAGCTTGAATTCCCGCCCAACCGTATCAATATAGCCCAGATAATTCTGGGCTATACGAATACCGCTAATAACAAAATTGCGAAACCTGACTACATTCCTATCATCCTCCTCAATACTCATGTCCGAGGTTCCAAAACATCCAATGCAAAGCAATGATTGAAACTCCTCTTGTGCAAAATTCGACGCAACAAGCGTGGAATGAATAATGCGACTGGATTCCTCATACCAGTCGGCTACACTTGCTTTTGCCATCATTTCTGGCATTGGATGTCGATATTTCGCCCATACTGTATTGGGAGGAAACATATGGGAAAAAATTCCTGTGGCAAAATTAAAGTTGGCCTCTATGCCAATATCAATCATTCGCTGAGGATTCTCTTCCAAACCAGAAACGCGAATATGATTGATGTTGGCATTGGTGGGCATCACCCAATCTGCGCATTCTTGAAGAAGAGGTTGCCAGTTGGCGAACTCCTTGTCCATATTATCGAACCGCTTGACTATATCGGAACCAGTCATTTATGCCAACGCATCGTGTCCATATAGCCTCAGAATAAACTGTCCGGCAGTATATTCCCCAGCCGATCCCGTTCCTTCTGCTAGATAAAAATAATGTGCGTTTGTCATATTAGGAACAAGCGTCTGAACGGTTTCTCCCTCAACCATAGTTCCGGTATTTATAAGGGTTGTCCCCCCAATGGCATCACCATAGGTTTTTGTTCCATCGCTTGACATTGCAATATCTATATCTGCATCTCCTCCCGCAGCCGCTTCTATACAACACAGTTCGACTTTATAGACAATCCCATTGGTAACCTTCCCATATCTTGCAATAGAAGCAAAACTGCCACCGGCCAACCCAATAGCATCATCTGCTGTTCCCTGAGATGCCAACCCGGTTATATCTATTTTGACCTCAGTTATAATGGTGCCATTTAACTCATATGTTGTTGTTTGCGGTGCGCCGAAAGCACTATCACCTACTGCACCGGGCCCATGTGCAGTACCCGCGTAATCATAACCTACGACATCACCCGTCACATCACCCGTCACATCACCCGTCACATCACCCGTCACATCACCCGTCACATCACCCGTAATGTCACCCGTCACATCACCCGTTAGATTGCCGTCAGTATCGAGATTTTGAATTTTTTTATCTACTTCTTCTTGGTTACTAAACCAATTTCCTTTTTCCACGCTCATTATAATACCTCCATTGTATGAGTTTCTATCCCAACACGGTTTTCTTTCCCGCGCCATTGCCCCTGAGTGGGGCAAGAATGGTTGATTTCCTGCCTTTTTTGGAACGAAGGCGGCTTTTCAAATACTGTTTCTGCCCCGCCACATCGACCTCTTCAACCGGAGCCGGAAGTGGAGATGGCTTTGGAGGCTTTTTTACACCAAATAGTTTTCCTATCGAGCTTCCCATAGCAACCTCCTATATCTTTCATATTCGTAAATTCGCTTTTTCCCATCCATGCGCTCATAGGCAAGGAAAGTCAGCGGCCTAAAAAACCCAAATCCCTTAACTAGGTTCCCTGATGCAATTAATACAAACCAAGTGTCTGCCTTGTCAATGCGTTTTTTAGATTTAATCTCATTAATATCCAACCCGTCTACAATAAGCCGATGATCGGTTTGATATGCGCAAATAAATACATCGGCATCGCAAACTATTGCTCCATGAGTCCCGCAATAATCCACGGTTGCCGCGAATTCTTCTTTCGTATATAACTTCTTTGCTTCAAGGTATGCGTTCATGTCAAAAATTGTTCGTCCATATCATATTCAACATCCATTCCCCATGGAACATATTGACGCTCGTTCCCCATCAAATATGGCGTAACAAGCCCAAGGTGCATTGCCATGCACAGGCCGCGCAAGGTATCGGCTCCGTGCGAAGCACCATGGCACTCCGTGCAATTGTTCGAGTGGCACGGCTTCCCCGTTGTTTCCTTTTCGTGATAATTGCCAACATGCTCAAGTAGTTTGCCACATCGCTCAGAATCATACGATAATCCAGTAAATCCCCGGCGCGTAATTTCAATGTCATTCAATACATTCTGTGTTTTCGGAATAAACCTAACCTCAATGCCGAATTCACGATATGCTGTGTCCGCCGTTGTCTCACCCGTCCACTCATTGCTCCGTTTTGCATCATGCGGAAACCAATGACCGCCATATCTATACCCCTTCTGGGTAAGAACATCAAAATAATGCCCCCTCTTGCGTCCCGTATTTTCGTAGTAATCCACAATCTTTGCCGTTTTCCCAACCATATCCACATGCGCAAATAGAATGGCCGTCTTGTCGCTGTCTTCCCTTGCACCCCCCAGGTCCCAAAATGTGTATACTACATCATCAAATGGATCTATCCGGCAGATGGACCCGCGCTTCTCCATCGCTGCAATTTCATACCCGTAATACCCACCAACAACATGGCTTACTACGTCGTTCAAGAACTCCTGCCGCGCATAGGCATTGCTAACAAGCCCAGAATCAATCATGTTTTGGATATTGTAGTAGGGAACCCCCTGCACATTCTCGTACAGCCGACCTGTACGAGGATCTTTCTTCCCTATCAACTCCATTATTTCGGGGTTTACATTCATGTCCCCGCCAACCCAGCAGTAAAGCTTGGACTGATGTGGTTTCATCCACCGGGAATACCAGTCCGGAAAGCCCTCCGTTTTTTGCATGATCTCCCACAACGGATTGTTCTTGCCGCGCAGGGTGCCGTTCATATGGATATAGGCTTGCGATTGCTCGATAATAGGGGCTAGCAGCGATGTCACAGCCGCCTTGTGCAGGGAAAACTCGCTCAACGTATAGCCCTGACCGCCCTGCCCAACGAAATCCAGATTGTCAGACCCCCCCATGAAAAAAAGAGACCCATTGATGGTCTCTATCATTAGATCGCTCTGAACCTTGCGCTTTACAATCCCCTTCGGAAATACATGGTCAATAACCAACTTGCTCTCGCCACCTATCCTTGCCGTAGTTTCCCATATGGCGCGTTGCGCCCACCGCCTTGTTGGGAAAACATAGTAGTAAGTCCCTTTGTTCCGAATGCAATAGTCCGCCGCCAAGGATAAATCCTCCACATCCTTCCCGTGCCTTCTCGGATATGAGATTATTTTCTTGCGAACCCCGTTATGGACAGCTTTCCACGATGGCATCTGGTACCAAAGCGGGCGAATTGCAGGTAATGTGACTATTTCTGGGATGGCTTCTCCTTGAGTTCCGAGAATTTAAAGCAAATATCGCACCTAGTCCCACGGTTCAAGCACTCCTTCAGGCAAATCCCAACCGTCCAATGCCATCGGCTCCCTGGATTATCCAAAGACCTATACATCGCTTTGTCTTCCTCGATCTTCGTCCCATCCCAATTCTCATAATCTACCTCCGGTGGTTTAATTCCCATTAATTCCCTCCTATCGCCTCAAGGCACAATCTGCACATCCACTCCCCGTCGATCTCGTATATGGGATTCGCTTCGCTCGCAACGCACGTGCAATAATGACACGCCTGTTCCACTGCCTCCATCACCTCGTCATTCTCCCGTATCATTATATTTCTCCGCCCTTCTCCTTTTCTCCTTTTATAACCAACCAATCACAGTTGCCCGAACACTATCATCAGGTGAACCAAATTCCCAACTCCTTTATCGGGGTTCAAACTCCATCCTGTAGCACAAGCCCCTTGCCCCGACGTACCCCCCGAACAACCCCCCGCCTACGCAAAAGGGTAGGGGGGCGGTCTACACTCCCAGAGCGTCATCTGGAGGCCTGTGGACATCCTCGCCACAATGAGG